GCGGTTACTGTTCCTTCTCTCCACCCCGTTCTTGTTTTGGGCGACGGGGTGCATGCTTCGCGGGTGTCTGCTACCACCCAGAGAGTTTTACAGGATGTTCGGCAGCCACTCGGCTTGCCGGTAGGAGTCTACTTGATGGTTGGTTGTCAGCCCGTAGTCCACTGTGAGGATTTTGTCGATATCAGGACCGGTGTACACGTGGAAGAGTGCTCCGCTGAGCAGCTGATCGAAGGTGGTGGCCTCACCAGGCACCAAATCGTACCGTTTGAGAACGGCCTCGTCGGTGAAGTGTAGGTGTGGCCATCCATCGATCTCCCGATGGGGATTGGCTGTCAGTAGCTTTGCTCCCAGTGCAGCGACCGCCTGGTCGTCACATGTGTAGACACTACGTGCGTGGTCAAGCATGGGGAAGTGCGTATTGGGCCACATGCAGCGCAGCAATGCCGCATGTTGTTGGTGTGCACGCACAGCCGGGCTTGTCTCCTTCGAGCCGGGTAGCTCTCCGTAGACGTGCCCGCATGACCGGGTATAGACTCCGAGGTTTAGTACGGGTTGCCAGACGCCATCAACGTCTTGGCAGGGGGAGTGTTTGAGGAACTGCATCTTCTCTAGCCGTTGGTGTCCTTTGCACTCGACGATATATCCGATGTCTTGGGCCGCGGCCACAAAATCTTCTGGGGTTGCGGCCATTCTCTCGTGGGCGCGGAGGGCTATACTCATGACTGCGACGTTGTTCACTAGCGTGGTCAGGACCGAGCCCGAGTAGAGGGTCTCCTCAACGGGGAGGACGACCACCTTTTCGCGGTTCGAGCGATTTGGGGCCCTGATGACCAGTGGTGCTTTGAGTTGTTGCATGAGTGTCTCCATATCGGCCTTCATGTGCTGTGGTGTCATGGCCCTAACTGTGTCGAAGAGCGCTCGCGTGTGGCTCTTGTCGCAGCTCGAGATGTCCATGTCGATCCAACAGGTGCCGTGCGGCCCAGCCACCGCGATGGCGGCGTCGTCGGAGAAGAGAATGATGGTGATGCGTTCCGGAGGCGTAATGAGGAGGTCGAATGCCCGTTTGAGGTTCTTGTAGTTGGCGGCGGGGCAAAACCAGGCGTACAAACCGGCGTGGTGGAGCGGCTCGGCGGCCATGGCTGTTTTCAGACATTTGGCTAGCCACGCGCCGACGAGCGACGCTCCGACCTCGAGGTTCACGGTGATGCGTGGAACCTTCCCGATCTTCGCCAGCTCGATTTTGAGGGCGGCCACGACGAACCGCCGCCCGTGGCGATCGC